TGCCGACCTGCGCAATGCCGACCTGCGCTGTGCCAACCTGCGCAATGCCGACCTGCGCAATGCCGACCTGCGCTGTGCCAACCTGCGCAATGCCGACCTGTTCGGTGCCAACCTGCGCGGTGCCAACCTGCGCAATGCCGACCTGTTCGGGGCATCTATAGATCAAATGATGTGGAATATTTATACGGTGTTCTATCCGTTGCAATGTCCGGAATCCGGCTCTTATATCGGCTATAAAAAGGCAAGTGGCCTTGTTGTGGAGTTGGAAATCCCCGCAGATGCACGCCGGTCCTCCGCTACTAGCCGAAAATGCCGCGCCAGTAAGGCCAAGGTATTGAGTATCACAGATATCAACGGAAATCCTGCTGGCGGCCAGGTAAAGAGCAATTATGATCCGAACTTTGTTTATGCCATAGGCGAAACCGTTGAAGTGTCTGATTTTGATGATGACCGCTGGAACGAGTGCTCTACTGGCATTCATCATTTTATTACACGGGCGGAAGCCGTTATTTACGAATAAAAGCGCCGCTCTCCGGTGTGCGAGACCGGAGGGCGGCAAGAGAAAGAACATCTGCCCTTATTTTAGGGCACGAAGGAGGGAAAGTCAATGCTGAATACCACAAATATTTCCGCCCTGCTGCGCTGGGCAATGGAGAATATCGGCTATCCAATCGACGAGATTAACGCCCTGGACGGGACAGTACATATCCGTCTGTCAGATGGCCGAACCGGATTTCTTTATATGGGCGAGGATGGCTGCCCGCGGGCGGGGCTTCCGGCGATTGCCTGATATGGAGTGGTGGCTTCCGTTTTCACCATACCGGGATATGCAACAGGATCCAACCGCAGGGAATTGCCCAAATTGCGGAGCAGAACTTTACCAAAACGAAGAAATGTGCCAGAAATGTAAGGAGGAACAAAATGACACTGTATGAAATTGACCAGGCGATTCAAGGTCTGGTAGACCCGGAGACAGGGGAACTAATGGACTATGAGGCGTTTGCTGCGCTCCAGATGGATCGGGACGCTAAGATTGAGAATATGGCCCTTTGGTACAAGGATTTGATGGCCGACGCCAAGGCAATCAAGGAGGAGGCAGACACGCTCAATGAGCGCAGAAAGGCCCTGGAGAACAAGGCGGAACGGCTGAAATCCTATCTGTCCCTTGCATTAGACGGCGAGAAGTTCCAGACGGCCAGGTGCTCCGTCACTTTCCGCAAAACCTCGTCCATTCAGGTGTCCAATCCGGAGGCCCTGATCCGCTGGCTGGAGCAGAACGGCTATGATGCGGAGTGCGTCAAGTACAAGGAACCAGAGGTCAGCAAGACTGGCATTGGCAAGCTCATTAAGGAGGGCGTGCCCGTTCCATATGCCTCGATTGAGCAAGGCCGCAGTGTGGGGGTGAAGTGATGGACAAGTTCCGTCTGCTGGAGGCTTCCGACATTGAGGTGAAGGTCAAGCAGGTCAAAAAGAATGGGGCGGTTCTCCTGCTTTATAAGACGGCCAGGACGGATATGGATATCCTGGATGAGACGGTTGGCTCTGAAAACTGGACGAACGATTACCGGGAAATCAAAGGGAACCTGTATTGTGGGATTGCTATCCGTGAGGGAGACGCCTGGACGTGGAAGTGGGACTGTGGAATAGAGTCCAGGGAGGACGGCGAGGGCAACGAGAAAAAGGGAGAGGCAAGCGACGCATTCAAACGTGCTGGTTTCCGATGGGGCATCGGCAGAGAGCTCTATACCGCACCGTTTATTTGGGTACCCTCCGAGAAAATGAACATCCTGGAATCCAATGGGAAGTTTCGTACCTTCGACACCTTCTCGGTTGAGAAAATTGCTTATGGTGACAACCGTAGGATTTCTGGTTTATCTATCCTGAACAACCGGACAGGAAAGCGGGCGTTTGTATGGGCTATGAGCTGATAAACGAGATCGGCGCAAAGTCCGCACTCCTGGATAAGGCGATCGGGCAGCTCGGAGCCCGCGGCAGGGCATATGCGCAGGCGGAACGCGATTACAGGGTAGCCCTTCGAAAAGCTGTGTTGGAAGCCAGGGCGGAGGGCACGCCTGTAACCATTATCTCTGATATTTGCCGTGGTGACGCGGAGATCGCCCGGCTGCGCCTGGAAAGAGATATTGCGCAGACAGTGTACGAATCCGCACGGGAGGCCATACAGGGCTACAAGCTGCAAATTCGCATCCTGGACGCACAGTTAGAAAGGGAGTGGGCGCGTGCATCGAGAGACTAAGGCCACCGCCATATCCGCCGCAACCAAAAAGGCCGTATGGGAGCGGGACTTTGGGCGGTGCGTACTCTGCGGCTCCATCAACGCAGGGCCACACTGTCATTACATACGGCGGAGTCAGGGCGGTCTTGGGATTCCAGAGAACATTTGGACAGGCTGCCAGCGGTGCCATGCGGCATTTGACAACGAGGGGGCGGATGGTCTGCTTCATAAACACATGCAGGATTACCTCCGCACTTTATACCCAGGATGGGATGAATCAAAACTGATATACAAGAAAGAAGGGCCAAAATGCTAAATAGGGTTGTGATCCAGGGCCGCATTGGAAAGGACATCGAACTGCGTCACACGCAGTCCGGTGTCTCGGTGGTCAGTTTCTCCATCGCGGTTGACCGGGATTTTAAAGACAAGGCCACTGGTGAAAAAACCACCGATTGGGTTAATGTGACCGCATGGCGCTCCACGGCGGAGTTTGTAAGCAAATATTTCTCCAAGGGCCGCATGGCTGTGGTAGACGGCAGATTGCAAACCAACATCTGGACAGACAAGAACGGGAACAAGCGGTCGAGCCTGGAGGTTGTGGCTGATAGTGTGTACTTTGGCGACAGCCGGAAGTCGGAGGGGAACGCACCAGAGTCTGAATTTCCAGAACAGAATGGGCAGGAGTTCTCGGAGGTGGACGACGACGGAGAGCTCCCGTTCTAGGGCGGTGATGGGTTGACTTACATTGATTACCTTAATGAGTTCAACCGTTGGATCGAAAACAACCACTTGACGCTTCCGGCGCAGGTCTTGTACTTCAGGCTGCTGAACGTATTTAACCGGGCTGGGTGGCCTGAGTGGGTTCCAGTAGACACCATTCGGTTGCAGGTAATGACAAATGGATTGTCAAAGCCATCCGCTTACAGAGCGAGGGACGAGCTTGTAAAGGCTGGATTTATCCGATACCAGCAAGGGAAAAAAGGGGCCCCGAGCCGCTATTCCCTATCGGAACAATCAAATTCTGGTATTGATTCTTTACAGGAAACGTTACATAAACCTTTACAGTTTCCTTTACAGAATCCTTTACAAGAAACTTTACCCATATATAAGACTAAGACTAAGACAAAAGAAAAGACTCCTACGGAGTCAAAAAGAAAAGTGTTTGTTCCTCCCACGGTGGACGAGGTGAGAGAATACTGCCTTGCACGCAAAAACGGCATAGACCCGCAGGAGTTTGTGGACTACTACGCGGCCAGAGGGTGGATGCTGGGGAAGGCCAAAATGAAAGACTGGAAAGCTGCTGTGCGGACGTGGGAGAAGCGCAGGAAGGGGGGGAACCATGACCAGCCAGAGCGATATTTCACTGCTGCTGACATTCCGGGCAGAAATGATTGACCCATCCCTGCCGACAGGACTTTGGTGGTGCGCTACGCCGGAGGACGCGGCGGCGGTTGGTATTAACGCCGTGTGCAAGAACAGATACGCGGCTTGGGAGGACTTAACTGCCTGCACGGAGTTTATCACCCAGTTCTGCTATGTGTTCGTCGCAACACCAAACGATGCAGACCGGGAAGAGATTGTAGGCCAGCTCCAGAAGTGGGTGCCGGTCACTATCCTTGTGGCGGATAAGGCGGCGTTTCGCGGGAATGAATCAGTGGTCGAACTGCTGGACAATGCTGGCCCAAAGGCGGTAGAAAGCCTTTTGTTTGGCGCTTTGGATGTGCCGAGGCCGGGGCTGATTGACCTGTCGCAAGTGGAGATGGACGCGCCCATTTCGCAAAACCGCATGATGTCCGGGCTGGTGCCGCTGGACTACTGCACCGGCGGATTCCGGGGAGGCGAATTGTCAGTATGGACAGGCAGGCGCGGCGAAGGGAAATCGACGCTTCTCGGGCAGATGCTCGTGGAATCAATCAACCAGAACCGAACTGTATGTGCCTATTCCGGGGAGCTCCCGGCGAGGCAGTTCAAACGGTTTGTGCTGCCGCAGATCGCAGGGCCGAGGAATCTTGTAGAGCAGCCAGACCCCAGAACGGGGCGGATGGAGTACGCGCCGTCAAAAGAAGCTGTTCGGGCGATTGACCAATGGCTGGAAGGGAGCTTTCTCCTGACCGATTTGCGACAGTCAAATGCCCATGACGAGGACAACATACTGCGCCTGTTTGAGTATGCCTACCGCCGATACGGGTGTTCGGTGTACTTGGTGGACAACATCATGACCGCAAGTCTGAAGGGAGAAGTGGAGCTTGGTCATTATGGGGCCCAGAAAGCTTTTACGCAGAGACTCAGCGCCTTCGCAAAACGCCACGATGTACATGTGCATCTGGTGGCCCATCCCAGGAAGGCTGGAGAGGAGCGGGGACTGACAGCAGACGACGTTGCGGGGGCGGCGGAGATTACCAACCTCGCTGACAATGTTTTTTCTGTTGAGCGGGCAAAAGAATCTGACGAAGTTGACTCCAGGATCAGGATTATCAAGGCCAGAGAGACCGGCAGCCGCGAGGTAATCCCGCTGATGTTCGACATCAAATCACGGAGATACTACGACGCGGGAGGAAATCCGACAAAGAGATATAGTTGGGAGGCAGCCAGAGATGGACATGGATAAGGCGATAGGCATAGCGGCGGAAGAGGCCATGCGTCATATGAAAATCGGTATTTTTGCGTTGGACGGAGGCGGAGTGGAATTGGCGAAGGGGCATTTCGAGGTGGCCTATGCGCTGTTTGCCCTAGTGTTGGAGCGGAACGATGGAGAAAATCACGTTTAACATACCATACCCGCCCACGAAGAAGGGCAAGTCGGCCTTTTGCCGCCGGTTTGGGCTGAACGCCTACTACTCCGGCAAGCACTGGGCGCAGCGGAAGAAGGACGCTGACGAGCTCCACGCGCTGACTCTGGCCGCGCTGAAACAGGCCCGAGTGCGGCGCGGGATGGTACGGGGGCCGGTCTCCATCACTTTTGCATGGGACGACGGGCTGGACATTGACAACCACGCAGCCATCGCCAAAGCCGTGGTGGACGCGCTCAAGGGATACCTGCTGCCGGACGACGATCACCGCTGGTACAGGCAGGTCATACATAGGCTTTGGGACGGGGGATGTATCCGGGTGGAGGTGGAGGAGCTTTGATCACCAGAGACCCCTACGGCATCAGCGGAGCGGTGGCACCCTGGCGCAGTCTGGACGCGATGGAGCCGGTCGCGGAGCGCAGGATTACGGAGCGGGATGCAGAAGAGGCGGCAATCTGCCAAAACTGCCCGTTACCGGATTGCAACCCGAAAAGAGTTGGCTGCCTGCTCCACACAAAGAAGCTGCGGCAATCAAAATCCCACGATCTAGTAGAACGGATGGCCCTGGATGGCTATAGCCTGATACAAATTATGGCAGCTACCGGATACAAGAAGGGCACGGTCGCAGAGTATATACGGCAGTTCAGGCGGAACGGGCCGTGTGAACGCTGTGCGTCCAAGAGCATTTGTGATGCGGTCGGCGGGACGTGTAGCCGTAAAGAGCGATGGAAAGCAATCAAGGAGGTGCCGAACGATGGACGATAAGACGCGCGCCCTGCTGGGCGACCACGAGGCGACGAAACTGGCGCATCTCTCCCTCTTCTCCGGCATCGGGGGACTTGACCTTGCCGCCCAGTGGGCCGGATTTACCACCGTCGGACAGTGCGAGTGGGCGGACTACCCGACAAAGGTTCTGGAAAAACACTGGCCGGACGTGCCGCGCTGGCGGGATATTCGTACATTGACGGGAGAAAGTTTTTATGAAAAGACAGGACTACGAACAGTTGACATTATTTCGGGCGGATTCCCCTGCCAGCCACACAGCGTTATCGGGAAACGGCTTGCAGAAAATGATGAACGGCACTTATGGCCAGAGTTCCTGCGAGTTATTGACGAATTGCGGCCGAGGTATGTTGTTGGCGAAAATGTTAATGGCATCTTATCTACAATACATGAGTCCATTTGCACCGATTTGGAAAAAGAAGGATACGAAGTCTGGACGTTCAGTATTCCGGCTTGTGCTGTCGGAGCGCACCATGAAAGATACAGGGTTTGTATTCTTGGCATCTCCAAGGGCAAGTCAGGACTTCAAGCCGATCCGCAGGCAGACACCACAGGAGCACAGCGGAAAACACGGACAAACGCTGAGCGCCAGCCTTGGAATTATCTTCCCGGAACGTATTGGGCAGTACATCAACCCCCAGTTTGCGGAATGGATGATGGGATTCCCGATTGGATGGGGGGATATCCGCAGTACAAACAGTGGATGCAGTGTTACGGAAACGCCGTAGTCCCCCAACAGTTTTACCCGATCTTCCAGGCCATAGCGGACATAGAGAGGGGAATTATACATGGATGATATCAAATTAGCCCTGCTTGGGAATAAAGAGGCGGCCAAGCGGCTGACGGATGCGGGGGTGCTGCTGGAATGTAAAAGGTGTGGCAGCGAGAATGTCGATTATGGGGAGTATGATGGTATTCTTGTTGGGCTGGATTACGTCAGATGCCGAAACTGCGGCCTAATAGAACAAGGGGTTGTGTCCCCAGAAGAATTTTCGGCCCGCCTAGAATGGAACACCAGAGCGCCGATTCTGAGCGCGGAGGAGATGGAGATGCTGGAGGCGCTGAAAGATGGCAAGGGCGATTGATGCAGACCGACTGAAACAGGCCATAGACCATGATTATTATGAGCATTACACCAAATATCACGATAGCGACCAAACAGCCCTGATTGATATGGTGATGGACGATATTGACGAGATGCCCACCCTCACCCCGCCGAACGAGGCGCTGACGCTTGGACTGGTCGATAAGTATGGCGCACCTCTGTATGCAGGTGACACCGTGGCTGCTGACAAATTTTTTATGTACGCTATCCGGTACGGAAGCCACAATGTAAACCCGAAGCAATGTGAACCCGCCTATCAGGTCGGGTGGTATCTGGAAATTGTTTGGGCACTCTACAACGAAGACAAAACGTATATCGGGCACACTGAGGCGCTGTATGACATTGGTGGAGTGGCTGCCAGATACCCGGCCCATTGTGCGGATACTACGGAGGGAGTACAAAACCTGCTGTTGTATAAGCACCGCCCGCCGGAGGTATCGCCATGAGACAGCAATACACCCGCGCAGAGCTGGAATCCATCACCCAGGAGACCGCAATATACATTGAGGGAGCAGGGATAGCCCAGCTCCAATGGGGCGGCCTGGAGATTGCAGAGGAGGTAAAGGACGGGTACCTGTACTGCAAGCACATCAAGCCGTTTGCGATGGATCTGTACGACAAATACTGGACGGCCTGGGATGGGCCGCCGGAAGAGGTGGAGAACGCATGAAAACGATTTGCATTACTTGCAAAAATGACTGCAATAACGCCGGTACAACGGCCAGAATTTCTTGGTGCCCTCAGTACAAACCAGGACGAATTTTGTCCAACGCCGACCGCATCCGGGCCATGAGCGACGCAGATTTGGCGAGATGGCTTGAATACGAGGGTGGAGGAGCCTGTGCAGAGGTTTATGGGTGGCTGGCGTGGCTCCAGCAGCCAGCGGAGGAGGGCAACAATGGACATTGAGAAGCTGGATATAAACGCAGTATGCTTTGGTATCCTTTGCAATTTTACCCCTGTATGCGGAGAAGAACGAGCAAAAGAGGCGGTTGAGAGGAGGACAACAAGTGGATAAACCAAGAATTGCGCAGGTGCTGGGAGTAGAGGTCGGAGAGGATGTCAAATACCGACATACAGATGGAACAGCAGAAAATATTTGTGTTTGTGAGGATGGGCGGGTTATTATTTCTTCTCTTTCATGCAAAATGTCAACCGTTGCTGTACTTATAAATGCCATCAACCACCCAGACCGCATCATCCGAAAGCCCCGCTGGACGGAGCAGGAGGTGGAGAGGGCGAAGGCTATCAAAGTGCTATATCCAGTTGTTAAAACATTGGCATACGTTGATATAGTGGGACAGACATTTTACATGTATGATGACGAAGACAACTATAAGGGCAGTCTTGATAACCTTGATGAAACGTTTCCTACGCTGAGGAGCATAAGGCGGGCCACATTGGACGAGATCATCGGAGGTGCCCAATGAAATCCCCTGAGTGTGTATGCAAAACGTCAGAAGAGTACATTCGTGTTGCGTTAGCTCTAGAAACTCTTGCTTACCATGACAAAAACTACTTAGACAGTACATTCGCAAAGAGCAATGCTGCTATCAGTGAAGAGATACAGGCTTGCTTGCAGAAGGCTTTAACGATGATGGAGGAAAAACAATGAGAGAAATCCTTTTCAAAGCCAAGCGGCTGGATAATGGAGAGTGGGTGGAGGGAAACATTGTGGCTGTCCCGGAAGATGCCGACTTTATGCCTGGAGCGTACATTCTACCGCGGTTGGTATCGGCCAGGGCAGACCCGCCCACAAAAGGGAGGATCATGCTAAGCGGATTCTTTGAAGTTGACCCCGCCACGGTCTGCCAGTACACCAACATCGACATACAGCGAGAAGCGTGGCCGTCCTCCGAAGTACACAAGATTTTTACTGGCGATATGCTGGGCGAATGGGGCGAGGACGAGGAAGGCAACGAGTGTGTTTGCATCCTCGGCGTCGTGACCTATTGGGAAGATGAAGGACGCTATGTATTGGCAGACGAGGACGGGTTGTGCAACGACTGGACGCTGGAGGACGAAGCGAAGCCAGAGAATTGGCCCAACCTCATACACTGCGGCTCCATCCACGACGGGGAGGGCGGACAGCGTGAGGAGGGATAACCCTTGAACAAGTTCCGGGAGAGATTGAAGAAGTTGAGGGAGAAGGAAGGGACACAGCCCTGTGTTCTGGCGGAGTTATGTGGCATCAGCAAGAACTCAATTTTGAGATATGAGCGGGATGGAGTGATTCCTGAAATAGTATCTGTTGTAAAAATAGCAGACCATTTCAATGTATCTGTGGATTACTTGCTAGGAAGAACAGACGATCCAAAAGCAATGTAACTTTTCATTATTTCACAGAAAAAGTTGCTGTGATTCCCTCGTGAGGGAATCGGAGAGCATGGTATATGCGAAAATGGGAGTGTGGGAGCGTGTGCCCCTGCGCTCCCATTCCCCTTCCTCCTTCACACGGATGGGGTGGCGTCGGTGCATCTGCCGCCACCCCCTCTGTGTGCAATATGCCGCCGGTCGAACACCACCCCACTATTCGGGGCATGAGGGGTCGCACCCTTCGGGCGGCGAATGACGGTGGAAAGACACTACACCAGACTGCCGGAGCGTCTAGGCGCTGGGAAGAGTAAGACGCGAGCCGCCTGTCATGGAGGCGGAAGCGGTGGCAGCTATGACCTGCCCCGGTGTGCCGACACATAGAAAGCGGCTGCGCCCGGCGGAGCGTGTAGAGACGGAATCCGCCGATATGCAGGAGCCAGAAGCAGGGTGATCTCCAGGCTGTGCAACTCAGTCCGCCTGCTATATTGGGTCGCTCCCATCCGTGGAAGCCGGACGCTTGTGTAGGGCGATAGCTACCAGCGCTATCCCGCTGAAAACTACCCTGCGAGTGGCTAATCATGATGTCGCCACCAAGGCTAGGGCGTGACAATCTAAGCGGGAAGCGCACATATACCGAGTGCAGTAGCAGAAGCGGAAGCGGCGGCCCATTACGTCGCGGACGTGTGGCGGCTCAATGCCGCCTCTCGGCTCCAAACGCAGAGGGAAAGCAAAAGAGGCACTGCGCGATTAAATTAAATGCCAATGGGCGGCTGGACAACCTACTGTCCGCCATATGCCGCTCCTCGCCGCATGAGGCGGGCGGTGGCACCAGATGTATGGCACCACAGGTTAAAAGCAGACGGGCCTTCCTTGTGCGCTGTGCGAAAGCGGCAGGGCGAAGAATATTTAATTGGCTGACCCCGGCTATATAAAGATGAACGGTTCCTACTGACGACACCAGCGGAGGGGTTGAGATGTACCGTGATTGCTATACGATGAAACTGGCCTACCCCTGTGAGGCTGACGGATGTAGGTGTGGTTCCGGCTGTCTTAGGACAAGGCCGGATTGTAACAGGACGGCTGACGAAGATTCGTATAGTAATTGTGATGTGATACCGCACAGCGGATTACATACAGGCCCGCGGCAAGCCTGACCAAACCCGCAACATACCCCGCAAGGGGTATCTATGCCCCCAAAAGCGCACGAGCTGGAGAGGGCAAAAAAGCCGCCCCCGGAGGGGCGGCAGGATTAGCTCAGAATTTCTTTCAGTTTGTCCAAATTCCCGGCATTGGGGCTGACCTTGCCGCTCTCCCAGCGGGATATCACGGCCTGGTTAACGTCCATCGCATCCGCAAGCTGGGCTTGAGTCAAGCCTTTGGCCTTTCTGGCGGCGGAAATATCAAACTCGACAGACGCAAGGGGGCGCTTGCCTTTACCGGCAAAATAGCCTAACTGCCAAGCCCCCTGCATTTCAAGGGGCTGGAACTTTTCAGACCCTCCCTCCACGGGCGGGTCAATGCTGGTGATCTCGCAAAGCGCCTCAGCAACCTGCCGGTCGAGATCCCTCTTTAGGAGGCCAAGCCTGTGAGCATCAGAAATGACTCTGGCGAGTGCTGTATACGGGCGCTGAGCGGCAAGGGTGAGATCCCCTCCGATCTCCTGCGGATATGCCGCCGCGTTGAGCCGACCGAACACCCAGCCAAACACGTATGCTCCTCTGTTTGTCATCAGCAACCGACCTCCTTGAAATAACGGTATTCCATTTCGTCATAAACATTGACCTTGATCTCAACCTTGCTGTCAGGATACTGGGAGGCATAACGAGCGGCACAATCCTCGGCTCCCTTCTTGTCGTCCATATAAGCACCCATCATCCAGCCGTCTTTGCAAACGCAATATTCATAGTGTTTCATGACTTTACCTCCTATATTGTTCCTTTTACTTTTTATGACTTAATTATATCATAAAATATGATATTGTCAATACATATTAAAAAAATATTTGTCGCCCCGCAGTTGCAGGAGACGGGGGTGGCCCAATGAGAGGAAACGCATGGCGGGATATTCCCCCGCCGCCTCTCAAACAAAAGATCAGGGCTAGGCCGACGGGCCGAAAAGGGAGGTGCCACCTTACTCCCCTGCCCTGAGTCAACATAAAGGTGGGAAGCAAAACAGAAAGGGTGGTATCTACATGAACGAACTAATCAAAGTTGACTTTAGCGGCGAAAAGCCAGCAGTATCAGCGCGGGAACTCCACGAGTTTCTAGAGGTAGAAACACCGTACCACAAGTGGTTTCCCCGTATGTGCGAATATGGATTCGCTGAAAATGAGGATTACGCAGTCACGGACATTTTTGTCCATAACCCCGCTGGCGGCCCTCAGAGCATGAAAGATGCCGCCGTCTCTATCGATATGGCCAAGGAGATCTGCATGCTACAGCGGAACGAGAAGGGGAAGATTGCCCGGAAGTATTTCCTCCAATTGGAAAAGGATTGGAATAGCCCGGAAAAGGTAATGGCCCGTGCGCTCCAGATAGCAGATCGAAAGATTAAGATGCTGGAGGCGGAGAAGGAGACCAACCGGCCGAAGGTGCTATTTGCGGACTCCGTGGCTGCCTCCAATACATCCATACTGGTTGGAGAGCTGGCAAAGCTCCTCAAGCAGAATGGGGTGGACACTGGGCAGAACCGTCTCTTTGACTGGATGCGGAACAACGGATATCTGATCCGCAGAGAGGGCACGGATTACAACATGCCCACACAGCGCTCGATGGAATTGGGCCTGTTTGAAATCAAGGAAACCAGCATTACACATGCAGATGGGCACGTTACAGTAAACAAGACTCCGAAGGTGACGGGGAAAGGACAGCAGTTTTTTATCAACATGTTTCTTGGTTGACAACCCACACGGGTGTATCGCTTAACAGGCTGTGACGGCTGGCCGTATCCGAGCCAGAGCTCGACAGTAGGCGGCGATGGTGTACTCCCTTTAGGGCCATATATATAACCCCTACGGGGTTAATATATTGGCCCTCAAAGGGAGTGGGAGTTTGACGAAGCGAGGGGGGTGCGCTGCTACATGGACTACAAAAGCAAAAGATGGCGCGAGCTCTCTCAAAGAGTTATGCGCCGCGATGGCTATATGTGCCAGCTATCTAAGCGATATGGCAAGCGTGTACCAGCAGACCTAGTGCATCACATATATCCAGCAGACGAGTATCCAGAGTATGCGTACTGTGCGTGGAACTTAGTATCACTCTCGCGGAAGATGCACAATATGTTACACGACAGGAACACAAACAGATTGACGGACGAGGGAAAGGCATTACAACGAAGGACGGCACTGCCCGGAGCACCAGGGGTATCCCCCCCGGTCAGTGATTGATGAAAGCACACCCAGGGGAACGGTGAAGGGAACTCTTTCCAACTCTAAACCTAATTTTGACAAAGGGGGATCGCAATGACGGGAAAGCAATGGAAAACTTTATTAGCTCGTCAACTTTCCTCTTTGGGACAGAAGGAGAAGGCATACGAATCTGTGGTATCAACATTAGCTGATATCCTGGAGCAGAGGGATGCGGTTTATGAGCAGTATCAAGCGGAGGGATGCCAGCCGGTGAAGGAGTACACAAATAAGGGAGGGGCAACAAACATCGTCAAAAATCCATTGCTTGTGCTATGGGACGATCTTAACAAGTCCGCTTTGGCGTACTGGCGGGAACTTGGGATGACGCCGAGTAGCTATAAAAAAATGACGGGCGATGCCCCGAAGAAAAAGAAGGCTGGCGGACTTGCCTCTGCCCTCCAAGCTATCGAAGGCTAAGAACTGGCCCACTGTCCTGGAGTACGCCGAATCAATACGGGACGGACGAAAAGTTGCATGTGAGGAGCTGAAACAGACGGTAAACCGTTTTTTTACGGACTTGGACAACCCTGATTATCAGATGGACCCGAAGGCCCCAGAGTTTTGCATTGGGATTATTGAAAAAACTCTTTGCCACCAGCAGGGTGAGAAGCTAGACGGGACGCCATTGCGCGGCACCCTGTTCCTGCTGGAACCATATCAAAAATTTATAATCTACAATCTGGTGGGATTTAAGCTCAAGGGGACCGATATCGTCCGTTTCCATGAGGCTCTGATTTATATCCCACGAAAAAACGGGAAGACCGGACTAGCCGCCGCGTTGGCGTGGGCACTGTCCCTGCTTTACCGTAAGAGCGGGAGTAAGACCTACATAGCGTCCGCCGCCCTAATGCAGTCGCTTGAGAGCTTCAATTTTTTGAAGTACAACATCAACCGCATGGGAGAGAACCAAAAGGACGGCGGGACCGTCAAAATCATAGACAACAATAACGAGCACAGCATGGAATCAGAATTGGAGGACGGCTCTTTTTTTATCCGGGCCTTGGCTTCCAACCCAGACGCGCAAGATTCTCTTAATGCTTCCTGCGCAATTTGTGATGAAATTCATGCCTTCAAGCAGCCAAAGCAATACAATCTGTTCAAGGAGGCGATGAAGGCCTATACCAATAAGCTGCTGATCGGCATATCTACGGCCGGAGACAACGAGCAGGCATTTTTGGGGCAGCGACTCAAGTATTGCCGGAAAGTGCTGGATAGCACCGTAAAAGACGAGCAGTATTTCATCTTTATGTGTTGTGCGCCGGAGGGAGTGAAGGACGGGAGCGTAGATTTCACAGACCCGCAGATTCATGAGATGGCCAATCCCGGATATGGTATTACCATACGGCCAAATGAAATCCTTAACGATGCATTGCAAGCACAAAACGACCCCCAGCAGCGAAAAGACTTCTTTGCTAAGAGCCTGAATGTCTATACAAATGCGCTTAAAGCTTATTTTGATATAGACGAGTTCAGGAAAAGCGACAGGCAATATGGATGGACGATAGAGCAACTTGCGAAGTTGCCCATTGATTGGTATGGCGGAGCCGACCTATCCAAACTGCACGATCTGACAGCGGCAGCTTTGTTCGGCCGATACAAGGACGTAGACATCATCATCACCCACGCCTTTTTCCCCGTAGTGGCGGCCCATATCAAAGCAGATCAGGACAATATCCCACTATTCGGCTGGTCCGATGATGGATGGTTGACATTGTGCAACAGCCCTACCGTCAATCACGCCGATGTGGTCAACTGGTTTGTGGACATGCGGCGGAAAGGGTTCAAGATACGACAGATAGGCCACGACCGAAAGTTTTGCCGAGAATACTTCATTGGGATGAAGTCTGCTGGATTTAAAATCATAGACCAACCCCAATATTACTACAAAAAATCAGAGGGTTTCCGGCATATCGAACAGAGTGCGAAGGACGGAAATCTCTATTATCTGCATAGCGAAGCGTATGAGTATTGTGTTGAAAATGTGCTGGCAGTGGAGAAAACGGATGACATGATCCAGTATGACAAAGTACAACCAGAACATCGAATAGATTTGTTTGATGCTTCTGTGTTTGCGTGTGTGCGGTATCTGGAAAACCTGGAGAGGGCAAAGAAAGCGAGGGACTGGTTTGGCGAAGATTAAGCAAAGAAGACAAAAGGCAAGAGACGAGCCCCCGAAGAAGCGTGGTGCCGCGTGGCTTTGCTCAAGTGAAGCGTTTGATACGCTGACCTGTCAGGGGTACACGTCATTGTCACACAATCCAGAGATTGCAGCTGGAGTAGATACAATTGCCCGGTTGATTGGGTCTATGACCATCCACCTGATGGAAAACCAAGAAAATGGTGATATCCGAATTAGGAATGAACTGTCGAGAAAGATTGACATAGCACCTAATAGGTACACTACAAGGGAGCAATTTATCCATTGGATTGTGCGTACTCTGTATTTGGAGGGGAATGGCAACGCAGTTGTATGGCCCGACACAAAAAATGGGATTATCCAAGACCTAAACCCCATACCGCCGTCTATGGCCTCTTTTATCCAGGACGGGTGGGGCTACAAGGTTAACATAGGCGGGAAGGAGTATACGCCGGATAGTGTTCTCCATTTTGTGCTCAATCCTGATAGCTGTTTCCCGTGGTTCGGAACCGGATATAGAGTGTCCCTGGCAGATGTAGCTAATAACCTAAAGCAAGCCTCGACTACGCAAAGAGGATTTATGGCATCCAAGTGGAAACCATCAATCATTGTCAAGGTGGATGCTTTGACTGACGAGTTCTCCAGCCAGAGCGGGCGGAAAAAACTGCTGGAAAGCTACGCCATGAGCGGAGAAGCTGGAGAACCGTGGTTAATCCCGGCGGATCAGTTTTCGGTTGAGCAGGTAAAACCTTTGACGCTGTCCGACCTTGCGTTGGACGCGATGGTTACGCTGGACAAGCGCACTGTGGCTGCAGTGTTGGGTATCCCGCCATTTGTGCTGGGAGTAGGCGACTTTAACCGAGATGCATGGAACAACTTCGTAAACACGACTATCATGCCGTTAGCTCGGTCGCTCGAGCAGGAAATGACGAAAAAACTTCTGTATTCGCCTGGATGGTTTTTCCGCTTTAACTCCTGGAGTCTATATTCCTACAGCATCAATGAGTTGGTTTCCGCAGGTGCTGAAATGGTTGACCGGATGGCGTTGCGGCGGAATGAATGGCGCGGCTGGCTCAATCTGCCGCCAGACGCGGAAATGAATGAACTTTTGGCGCTGGAAAATTATCTGCCAGCCGACCGGCTGGGCGATCAGGGGAAACTGGTTCAGAACGGAGGTGAAGGAGATGGAACATAGGTATATCCCGATGGACAAGATGGAGGCCAGAGAAGATGGTGGAGACCTCTACATTGAGGGGTATTTTGCTGTATTTAATTCCGTTTATGAGCTTTGGCCGGGAGCCACTGAGAGTATCGCTCCTGGTGCATTTGACGACAGTGTGAGCGATGATGTGCGGGCCCTGTATAACCACAATACGGATCTTGTGCTGGGCCGCACCTCCGCAGGGACTATGGAAATTAAGCAGGATAGCCGAGGGCTGTGGGGACGCATTAGGATTAACCGGGATGATAGCGACGCGATGAACGCTTACGCAAGAATCCGGCGGGGAGATATTACCGGGTGTTCTTTTGGTTTTGATATCGCAGATCAGGAAACCGAGTACAGGGAAGACGGAACGGTACACTGGACGATTAAGCGGGTATCCCCGCTATACGAAATCTCACCGTGCACGTTCCCGGCCTATCAGGATACTACAGTATCTGCCCGCAAGCATGATTTAGAGGAAGCCAAGCGGAAACGGACAAAACTGTGGAAAAGAGCGATGTTTGAAAAGTTAAAGACATGCTGAAAGGAGAAGACAATGTTAAAAGTGCTAATGCTCCGGCGGTCTATTGACGCCAAAAAGGCAGAGCTGGCAGAGCTGGAGGCCAAGGATACTGAGTTCCAGACGCGAGAGGCGGAGCTCGAGGCATCAATTAACGAGGTGGAGCCCGGAAACGCTGAGCAAGAGGCTGTAGTGGAGGCCGAAGTAGAGAAGTACGAAAGCGAGAAAGCAGAGCACGACGAGAAAAAGCAGACCTTAAGCTCCGATATTGAGCGGCTGGAAAACGAACTGGAGGAGATCGAGCGAATGGCCCCCAAACCTCAATCTCCGGAGAAAAGCAAAAAGAATGAAACTGTGAGAGGTGATACCAACATGGAAATGATGAACATTCGTGCCCTGCCTATGAACCGCCGGGCCTTTGATGCTCTGCCTGGAGAGAGGCGTACCGCGATTCTGGCGCAGGAGGATTCCAAGGCGTTTCTGGAGCAGATGCGTAGCCTTAAGGGCCAGAGCAGAGCTGTCACGGGTACTGAGCTGACAATCCCTATCGTGTTCCTGGAGCTAATTGCAGAAAACATGTTCCGGTATTCCAAACTGCTCAACCGGGTACGGGTGCGCAATGTAACTGGAGAGGCGCGCCAAACTATTGCCGGAACTATCCCGGAGGCAGTTTGGACGGAAATGTGTGGAGCTATCAATGAGCTGTCTTTCGGGTTTAACCAGATTACTGTAGACGGCTATAAGGTAGCTGGGTACATTGCGGTGTGCAACTCGATTTTGGAGGACAGCGACGTAAATCTCGCTTCCTGGATTGTCGAGATGATTTCCGAGAGCATTGGATTGGCAATGGACAAGGCGATCCTCTATGGCAAGGGCTCGGCGTCCCGTATGCCGCTCGGCATTGTTACCCGGCTGGCGCAAACTGCCCGCCCCAGTGATTATCCCGCCTCTGCGCCCGAATGGGTGGATCTGCACGAGAGCAATATCAAGAAGATCGGCGGCGATAGCGTAACCGGCGCTGAGTTTTGGGCGGCGCTGATGGAGGCAACCGGCAATACATATACAACTTATAGCCGTGGAGAACAGTTCTGGGCGATGAACAGTAAGACACACGCAAAGCTGCGATCTAAGCTTATTACCTTTACGGCCAGCGGCGATATTGTCGCCAATTTGGCAGGAACCCTCCCCATTATCAACGGCAATGTCGACATCCTGGAGTTTATGCCTGATGGCGATATTGTGGGTGGCTACGGCGAACTGTATCTCCTGTCTATGCGCGCAGGTATGACGATTGAGCGGTCTACTGAGGTTCAGTTCCTCCAGGACAACACGGTATATAAGGGCAAGCAGAGAGCGGACGGCCAGCCCATCATCCCAGGCGCATTTGTGGCAATCAATATCAACAATCAGTCGGTGACTACTGCAATGACCTTCGCGGCAGATACCGCCAACGATGCACAGCTCCAGGACTTGGCGATTGAGGGCGTGACGCTGACACCGTCGTTTGACCCCACAAAGCTGACCTATTCCGGCGGCACCGCGGCCAAGAACAGCGCAAAGGTCGAGGCCACAGCGGTGCAGCCTGACGCCAAAGTAACTATTGCTGTAAACGGGAAGAACCTGCGCAATGGCGGCACTGCTACCCTGACAGCATCCGCATCTAATACGATTGCAGTTACCGTGCAGCAGGGCAATGCAGTAAGAGTATATACCGTTACCGTGACGGGCGCAGCGGGGGGTTGAATCCCCCCGGCCGCGCTCGCGGGTACGGGGGACGTAAAAAAGCGAGCCCAAAGAGTGGAGGGGTAGAGAGTGACCTATGAAGGAATTTTGAGCATGCTCAAAGTAGACTTACAAATTTCTACGCCTCGAATGGATGAATATTTGCGAGACCTAATCTGGTCAGCGCAGTCTCTGATTACAACCGAGGGGATAAACCTTGACCTGTGCAATCAAGAAGATTGCATGTTGACGGAGATGTATGCGGCTTATCTATACCGTAAACGCCGGGAAGATACAACGGGTATGCCGCGTATGCTTCGGTGGGCGCTTAACAACCGCCTGTTTTCTCAGAAAGCGAGGGAGACGGATGGATGATGTGCTGGTCTTGATTGGGGCGGACATCCAGACCAACGACTTGCTGGAGCAGGTGGAGGGGGACGGCACTCGATCGGAGGTGTTCGGCCGCGTGGAGTCTGTGACCCGTGCGGAATGGTTCGAGGGTGGCCGGGAGGGCATGAAGCCCGCTCTGGTATTTATCACCCCGGCAGTCAATTACAGCGGTGAACAGGAGGCCGAACTACAAGGTGTGCGCTACCGCATCTATCGCACCTACCGAAAGCGGGATACCGACGAAGTGGAGCTGTACCTGGAGGAGAAAGCTGGTGCAGCCAATGGCTAGAATCCGGCTGGATGCTCTGGCAGACGCTATCGGGGCGGAGCTCTCCAGCTATGGCGAAGAGGTCACGGATGAGGTCAAGCGCGTGGTCAAGGCCGCTGGAGAGGACTGCAAAAAGGATATACAACGCCGGAGCCCCAAGCGCACAGGGAAGTATAGGAAGGGTTGGCGCTCTACCGTGGCCTATGAGGGGGCGGACGGCATCAGGGTCAGAGTTTACAATGCGACTGACGGACAACTTACCCACCTGCTGGAGAATGGTCATGCAAAGGTAGGAGGTGGCCGGGTGGATGGCACTCCACATATCCGGCCCGCTGAGCAGGCGGTGGAACGCGAATTGATGCAGAAATTGAAGGAGGCGCTGCAATGACGCAGAAGGAATTAGCCCAGCGCTTAGCTTCAACGGGGCTGCCGGTAGCCTATCAGGCTTTCCGCACCCGGCAGGCCCCGCCCTTTGTCTGCTATCTGTTCTCATACGATAGCCAATTTTATGCGGATAATGGGATGTATTTCTCCGCTGGTCGCTATCAAGTGGAGCTCTATACCAGCAAAAAAGATCCGGTAATCGAAGCCAGAGTAGAAGCGGTTTTGGCTGGGTTGTGCTGGGAGAAGTCTGAGGAGTACATCGACGAGGAGAAAATCTATCAGATTACTTATGAAATCGAGGTGTGATTATGCCTGCCAATAAAGCTAATAAAGTAAAGTTTGGTCTCAAAAATGTGCATTACGCCATGCTGACTGAGGAAGAGGGAGAAGTCACATACGGCACTCCAGTACGTATCCCAGGTGCGGTCAATCTGTCCATGGACGCCCAGGGCGATACCAGCACATTTTACGCCGACGATATGGCCTACTATGTCACTGCGGCAAACGACGGCTATAGCGGTGACCTGGAGATTGCCTTGATTCCAGACAGTTTCCGCAAGGATGTTTTGCAGGAAAAAGAGGACACAACGGACAAGGTGCTGGTGGAGAACGTATCTGCGGAGCCCAAGCCCTTCGCCCTTCTTTTTGAGTTTTCTGGCGATCAGAAGGCTGTCCGTCATGTGCTCTACAACTGCGCGGCTACTCGGCCCAGCCTGACCGGTGCCACCACCACCAACACCAAGGAACCCAGCACGGAGACTATCACTATCACGGCCTCCCCGCTCTCCAGTGGCGTGATCAAGGCAAAGACTACCCCGGATACGCCGGACGAGAAGTATAACGCATGGTATCAGAAGGTCTGGCAGCAGGCTACTGTTGGAGTTTAACAATGGAAAAGACAATCAAAATTGATGGGCGCGATATCCTTTTTCGAGCCACGGCGGCCGTCCCTCGACTCTACCGTATCAAGTTCGGCCGAGACATCATGCAAGACATGCGTGATTTACAGACTGCCATAGAGAAATCAGAGAGTGGGGATCAGCCCATCCCAGTGAAGATGCTGGAGGTATTCGAGAATGTGGCCTATTTAATGGCCCGCCACGCAGACCCGGATATGAAAGAGCACAGTGTGGAGGAGTGGCTGGACACCTTTGGCACCTTCTCCATCTATGAGGTATTCCCGCAGCTGTTGGAGCTTTGGCAGCTTAATAACCTATCCATCGGAGAAAGCAAAAAAAAACGAACCCAGTAGACCGGGAAATGACCACGGCCCTGTTCTTGCTGCGAGCGGCACAATTGGGTATACCGATCCGGGATCTAGAACTGCTGACCATCGGCATGGTGACCGACATGCTGATTGAGGCGGGGAACGACGATTGCGAGTATGACCGTTTGCCCACGCAGGCGGATTTTGACGGGTTTTAGGGGGGTGTCAGCATGGCGCGCAACCGAATTAAGGGCATCACCGTAGAGATTGGCGGCGATACTACAAAACTGGACAAGGCTCTGGCTGGCACTAATAAGCAGCTCTCTGCCACGCAAAAATCACTGAAAGATGTGGAGCGACTGCTTAAACTTGACCCTGGGAACACAGAGCTGTTGGCACAGAAGCAGCAGCTACTTGCGCAGGCAACAGAAAGCACGGCACAGAAGTTGGAGACATTGCGACAAGCGGCACAGAGTGCCGACGCCGCGCTCCAAAGGGGACAGGCATACCAAGAAAAATACGAACCGCTCAAAGCGGAACTGGATGCAGTAGCAGCCTCAATGAAGGGCATGGAGGCAAATGCCGCCGCCATGAATGCCAAATTAGAGGCTGGGCAGATTTCTACCGACCAGTATGATGCCTTCAACCAAAAATTGGAGGAAACCCGCAAGAGATATCAAGAACTCCAGCAAGCGGTCAAAAAACTAGATAAAGAGTTTGCTGGAGCAAAGATAGACCGAGGCCAGTATGATGCCCTCCAGCGCGAGTTAGCGGAAACAGAACGAGAATTGAAGGACACACAAAAAGCTTTCGGTAATTGTGCCAGCGGGATGGACGAGTTCGGCAGGAAGGCTGAAAATGTGTCTCAAAAGGCTGGAAAGATTAAAGATGCCTTCGCACCAGTAACGGCAACGATCGGAGGGATAGGAGCGGCCGTATTGGCTACGGTTCCTGCAACAGAGGAGTTCCGCGCTGACCTCTCGCTCCTAGACAACAACGCTCGTCAGGCGGGGGTAGGTATTGACGCGGCACGCCAAGCATTTATGGATTTCAATACTGTATCTGGTGAAACTGATAGCAGTATCGAAGCCGTATCCAACTTACTCCAGGCGGGATTTACTGAGAGCAATCTGCAAATCGCAGTTGAGGGGCTCGCCAATGCTGCGGCAACATTTCCCGACACCCTAAAGATTGAGAGTTTGGCGGACAGCCTGCAAGAAACACTTGCCACAGGTTCGGCCACAGGACAATTTGGCGAGCTGTTGGACCGTCTTGGATATGGCGCGGAAAACTTCTCTACAAATCTGGCCCTCTGCAACACAGAATTAGATCAACAGAAGCTGGCTCTGTCTGTGCTTGTAGATGGCCCTCTGCGTGGAGCATATGAAGGATGGCGTCAAAACAACGAGGGTTTGGTCCAGAATAGAGAAGCCAGTCTGAAATTACAAACGTCCATTGCAGAACTGGCCGAAAGTGTGCAGCCACTTGTGACTCAATTAACGGAACTGGCGACACAGTTCTTGGATTGGTTTAACGGATTGGATAGCGGAACTCAAAAAGTAATTGTTGGGATTGCGTTGCTGCTGGCGGCGATCAGCCCAGTGGCCGGAGTAGTTGAAACGGTCTCAGGTGTATTATCCAAACTAAGCACGATTACGGGTGGCCTCGGAGGGAAACTGGCTATTGTAGTGGTCGCTATAGGAGTCTTTGTCGCATTGGCGGCCAAGATAGCGTCAGTATGGGATAGCATGTCTGGAGCTGAAAAGGTTATTTCAATTCTTGGATTAGTAGCGTCGGCGGCTATTGCTGCGGCTATTGCTGTGGGTGCATTCCAGTCAGCGCTTACACTTGGCATTGCAGCAGCGGCCATTGCGACAGGTATTGCTGCGATTATGCTCTCAATTAACTCCGCAACAAAACGGGCAAATCAAGCATCGCAAGATCTCCAGAAAGTTGCAGCTTCCGGTGGACGTTCTTCTGCTTATGGAGATATACCTGGTTTAGCTAGCGGTGGCGTAGTGCCGCCCAACGACCCGTTCTTGGCGGTGCTGGGTGACAACAAACGCGAGACCGAGATTGTGGCACCCTACTCGGAAATCAAACGGGCGGCTGGGGACGCATTTGCCGAGCGAGGCGGCGCTAGGAGCACACCGGACATCCACTTGTATCTGCACAAGGGCGGAGGCTTTATGCGAGAGTTTAAGCTTTCCCTGGATGATGAGTCCAAGCGGCAGGGTGTGAAGCTGACGGAGGTGTAAGCATGTCCATCATCATGGACGGGGTGACCTACCAAGTAAGGGTACGGCTGGGCACTCTGGAGCAGTCTTTCCGCGTGGAGGACGGGGATAACGCAGGAAGAGCTATGTCTGGCCGGGAGATCCGGGACGTGGTGGGCACCTACTATGACTATTCTATGGAGGTTGAACCAGACCCAGGGTACAGGGCCGACTACGACGCCTTTTTCAGGGCCATATCCGACCCGGTGGATAGCCATACCATTACACTACCAGATGGGCAGACCACCATGACCTTCGAGGCTATGGTGACCTCCGGTCGGCACACCAAAAAGGACAAAGTGGGCGGGGTGACCCGCTGGACAGGATTAACGGTAGAATTTACCGCCATAGAGCCGCAACGAATCCCGGAATGAGGTGAGCATGTGAGGAACCGCATTACATATGCAGGCAAGGAGTTTTCGGACGACCTGGACGCGGCTTACCGCCTCACTACTGGCGACTGCCTGCTGGAGACCTCTGCTCTGTCGGATTCTCTTGCGGCCAATACTCTGGAGTTTGAGGTGGACAGCGAGGACACCAACCTGACCCAATACGTGCGCAACGACAAGCTGGAGTATGAGTACAAGGGCCGTCGCCTGGGAACCTTCTACATGCAGTCTGTGGGACGGGTAGGAGCAAGTTCATACCGCTTTTCCGCCGTCTCCGCCGTTGGCCTGCTCATGGGCAAGACCCACTATGGCGGGCTCTATACAGGACAGACGGTAGCGGAAGTGGTGGCCGATATCGTGGCAGGAACCGGCGTCACCGTGGAAATTAAGACAATTTTCCGGGACTATCAACTCTATGGCTGGCTCCCTATTGCCACAGCGCGGGACAATCTGGCACAAGTGCTCTTTGCTATTGGTGCCTATCTGCGCACCCTATCTAACGGTGTGCTGCGCATTACGTCGCTGTATAGTGGGGTGAGCTGGGCACGGGATGGGGCCAACTGCTATACCGGAGGCTCTGTGGACTATGGTACCCCAGTGTCCAGGGTAATTGTGACCGAGCACTCCTGGAAAGAGGGCAGCGAAACAGTAGAGTTGTTCGACGGCGCAGCAGAACAAGGCGATATTATCCGTTTTGACGAGCCGGTACATGACCTCAAGGCCAATGGATTTACTGTGCTGGAAAGCAACTGTAATTATGCTAAGGTATCTGCCGGAACTGGTACCCTTACTGGGACCAAGTATATCCACAGCATGAGGGACGTAGTACGCGATGTCGGCCAAGGAGTAAACGGAGACGATATCACCGTTAAAGAGGCGTACCTGGTATCACTGGTTAACTCAGTAGGAGTCGCCGAGAGATTGGCAGAATATTATGCCCACCGAGAAACTATTACGCAGGATGTCGTGTGGAGCGGCGAGCAGCCTGGGGATATCGTGCGCACGGCTCATCCTTACGGTGGCACAGCAGAAATCTTTTTGGGCTCGTCTGACCTTGCTATGAGCGGTATTCTGAAGGCGTCTGAGGAGGGAATTGTGGGATACATCCCTCCGGCGCCGGAGGATCAGACCTATTACGACTATGAGGACATACTTATAGGGAGCGGCGATTATGTTATCCCGGATGAAGTGTATTCGCTTACTGTCGTCTGCATCCAAGCGGGGACAGGAGGTCAGGCTGGTTTTGACGGCGAATCGGGCGGCTCATCTCAGCTTATTGTGACTTCGAAGGATCAAAACGCCGGAGGATCTTGGTCTGATTCGCCAGAAGATGGCGGGCAAGGCGGAGACAAGGGCTCTCCAGGCGCTGGCGGAAAGGTCTACCGGGCGACAATTGATGTTGTCCCTGGTCAGGTCATCCACTATGAGTGCGGCACCCCAGGCGTTGGAGGAGCGACGAATGGGGCCGTGGGCACTGCTGGTGGCGAAACGACTTTCGGGGCTTTGTCGTCTGCACAGGGGGCCGTATCTGATACAGGATATACCGACCCAGTATCTGGAGATGTGCTTGCTAAACCCGGAACAGAAGGCGTTAACGGTGCTGCGGGTGGCCGTGGCGGGCAGGCATCCAGCCGAGGAGGAGAATATGGAGAGAGCGGCGAGGATGTCCCTCCGAATACTGGCGGTCAAAGCGGAACTCCCTATGAGTGGTCATATGATAATCTAAGATCAGAACAAGTGCGGATTTACGGCGGTGGAGCCGGCGGCGGAGCCGCACTTGGGAAGAATGGAGGACCAGGAGGCGGCGAAACAAGCGGGAAAGGAGCCGAAGGCGGAGATGGCGCATCCCCTGATCCCCCTGAAGCCCCAAATAAAATTGGGACTGGAGGAAATGGTGGACATGGCGGCGGCGGCGGTGGTGGCGCCGGAGGCGTTTTTGCATCCGCGGAGCCCTTTGAGTTTGGAGGAGCGGCTGGCATCTTGATTACTAATGACGGCGGCTCGGCGGGGAAAGGCTCTCGTGGGTCAAACGGAGGGCCAGGCGGTATCCTGGTATACTACCAACAGCCTAAAACATCAGAGTCCGGACGATTTCGGGCCCGCGGCGGGCAACTCTTTTTCGGGCGTGGCCGCCAAATCTTTGCAGTCTGAGGTGATACAATGACAATAGAAGAGCGAGTATCGGAACTGGAACGAATCGTATCGGAGATGCAGGGGGAAGGCTCGTATACCAGCAAATACAGCGGTGAGGAGATCGATGCCTTGTTGGGCTCCAGCACCCGCCGGAACCTGCTGGACAACTGGTACTTCGTGGGCGGCGGCTCCCAGCAGGGCGGCGGGCAGTTTCCCATTAACCAGAGAGCCATCACATCTGTTAATGCGTCAAATAATCTGATAGACAGATGGAGAATTTATAGGTATGTATCTGGATCGGCAACGCTTACTCCTAATGGCATAAATCTTTCGGGTGATTTCGATTTCGGAGAGAGTATTGAGAGCGCCAGACTTCCTAATATACCAAATCTGCCTGTCACAATTTCTGCGTTGTTTAGTGATGGCAGTTTTGTATCAACAACATCTATACTCAGCAATAATGGGGATTCAGAATTTATAACGGTTCCCATCTCCTCTAATGCCTCGTTAGACTATACTCGCAACTGGCAAAGTGATATTGACCTCTTTGCTTTTTCCCTGAAAAGTAATGCAAGTATAATTCCAATCGCTGCAAAACTCGAACTTGGCTCCTCACAAACCCTCGCCTACAAGGACGAGGGAGGCAACTGGCAGCTCTTCGAGACGCCGGATTATGCCGAGGAGCTAGCGAAATGCCAGAGGTATTTTCAACTTTACAGTGCGGCCGATAAACGACCAGCTAAAGCAGTGGATTGCCGCCCGACAATGCGCATTGACCCGACGCAAGGTCAACTCCAAATCAACGCACAAACCCTATATTATAATTCCGCGGAACTATAAGGGAGTACATTATGGCCGAAATGACACCTGACCTAAACTATATTGTTTATGTCCAAACCGATAGACATAACCGCATCACCGCCGTCAATTCCTCCGCCTTTGTGAGCGGGGATTGGGGCACGGAGATTGACCGAGGTTACGGAGACAAATACCACCACGCCCAAGGGAACTACTTCTCGCGGCCCATTTACACCGAGGACGGCATCCCCCGGTACAAGCTGGAGGATGGCAAGGCAGTAGAGCGCACCAAGGAAGAAATTGAGGCCGACCGGGCGGCGATACCAGAGCCTGGGCCCAGGGCGGAGGACATCACTCTGGACATGCTGTCCGAGCACGAGGCGCGGCTGTGCATGCTGGAACTCACCGCTGCCACATGAGAAAGGAGACGCCATGACAACCGTATACAACCTTTGCAAGCTGCTCATCCAGAAGAACCGAACCGACGGGCTCCAGGACAAGATGGATGTCTATCTCGCCGCCGACCGGCTCACCCCGGAGGAGT